TTTAACCATTGTCTTCTCCTGCACGTTTTTTACCTTGGGGGGCGGGGATCAACGGTTCCCCTGCACGCGATTAGGATATCGCGGATACCTGCATGTTCATGTGTTTCACATGAAACAAGATTAGTCTTCTTCGTTCTCCATTCGGGTCTTGGCTTCCAGTAAATCCAAAAGCTCGCGCTCTGCGATTGCCAAGCCTTCTATAATCCCGACCATCTTTTTATATTCTTCAAAACTTTGCGCGCCGCCACCCGAAATAACATCTGCCATTTCATTCATCTGGTTTCGCAGGGCACGGCGATAAACAGCAACTAAAGATTCTTCAGACAATCTTTATTCTCCTGTTTGAAGTTTAGAGAGACGGTCGTCCTTTTCCATATCAACAAGAGAGCGCGCTGCCTCAGCCGCTAGTTTCGCTTTTTCCAAAGTCATTTTTTCAGTCGCGCTTGCCTCTTTCAGGCCCGCCTCACGCTGCGATTTCGCAATATCAACACCAAGACGGGCACCCTCAAGTTCGGCCTGTGTTGCAATACGTTGTTGCGCAACTTCCTGACTGGAAGTGGCTTTTGCCATATCCAAAGCCAGCCTTGCCCGATCAGTCTCGGCTTTGAGCTTCATCCTCGCCTGATCGGTCTGAGCCTTGCGTTGAATATCCATTTCCTCCAGTTGCAATTCCTTCTGCTGCATCTGGATAATCGGGTCTTGCATCTGCTGTTGTGTTTTCTGCTGCTGCGCTTCGGCAATATCCTTATTGAGCAGCCTTTCCGCAGCCTCGGCAATGAGACCGGACAACTGAAACTCGACATCTTCAGGCAACACCTGGCCTGGAGGCGGCAACTCAACACCCAATTGCTTCTCGATTTCCCTGCGATATTTAAAGCCGAGATGCTCCTGCACATGCGCAGCCATCGAAGATGAGATGGTTACTGCCATCGGAGATTTGGATACAAGCTGCTTGATTTGGGGGTCTTCGAGCGCAGCCATATGCACTCTGATATGCGCTTCGTGGTCTTGGAAAATAAATGCCTTCAGCGGCTTGCTGTTCAAGACATCCATATTCTCACTAACGGGATCACGCGGCTTGTGGTCTTCCGACATCGGGATGATTTTATCCGCATCCTGTATGCCAAGGACATTCAGCATCTGCCGATGAAGCTCCGGTAGGTCGTACATCTGCGGAGCAGCCTGGGAAAGCTGCAATGCCGCCTGATATTGCATGATCCTCTGCGACATTGTTGCCGCATTCGGGTCACTGACAGGGGTAATGTCAACTTTGTTGTTGAAATCTTCGGCTTTTATAGCCCGTGATTCATCATCCACATCATATTCATAACGGTCAGGAGCATAATCCCTAACAATATTAGCAATAAGGACAAATTCACGCCGCATCGCCTCGTGTAATCTCGCTTGAATCGCGCTCATTACCTTCATCGAGCGTTCGATCAAGGCGAGTGTTGTCCCAACCGGCGCATCCTGCTTCATATCAGCAAGTTTCAGGTCGGTAACAGACGCAAACCTTCTGCCTTCTTCAACGATTTCCCCAAGCAGAGCGTGGAGAACACCGCTCGGCTCCTTATAGGGAAGGAAAGTGATATTATCCTTTATAGCCCCGCCAGGGACATCAACATCCCTGAACTCACCAGGTGATATAGGAGAATCGTCCCCCTTGATTCTCAAACCCCTCGCCTTCAGACCACCTGGTAAATTAGCAAGCGTCCCTGCGTCAACCAACTGCCTCAGCAGCGAGGTCGCAGACTTGGCGATGCCGCCTATGAGATGAATCAATCCAAAACCGTAAAACCCAAGACCAGGCATATATTGATAATGCACGAAATGAAGACGCTTCACGCGCATCTCATCGTCTTCGTGCCAGTTTCTTCTAATGGAAAGAACTTCGTTCGAGCCTTTTGCTACCGTGATAACGTAGGGAAGGGCAATGCCCGTCTCTTCACCACTGTCATCCTTATCTTCAAACCCTTCCAGATCGAGATCAACGTGCATCTCGTAAAGAATATGTCTGTCATCATTCTCGTATGAGGGGCTATCCCCCTCCAGTTCATCATATTTTTCCTGAATCTCGGAATAATCAGGAGAATCTTTCTGCAATTCTATATCGCGATAGAAACCCGCTACCTGCAATTTGCGGATATCATTCTCCGATTTCCGCATAATGTGCGTATAGCGGCTCGCCGTTTGGAGGTCCGATGCCCCGTAGGAGACAACAAAATCTTCGGCAGGGACAAAACGGGCACTTACGCGCCCCATATTCGGATCATAATAAACCTTTTTGAAAGAAGACCCTGCCAGAGGCAATGAAAAGAGCATCTGCTCCGTCTCAGGGCGGTACTCTGTCATCTTCTCCGTTAGAAGATAATTCATATGGTTCTGTACGCGCCGCGCCTGTTCCTCTTTCTCATCTGTTATTTCCCCGTGAATCTTTGTTCTGACGGGGCCACCAGCAGGAAAGATTTCCATTATCGCCTGCGCCTGAAACCTGACAACGGCTTCCGTCAAAATAGGATGGTGAACACCACAAGCGCCAGGCCACGGGGCCGTCCTGTCCTCAATCTTCAAACCAAGAAGATCAAGTCCCCTGGTGTAGGTTCGCTCCCAATCGCTGCGCGAATTTCTATCCCCATTAAACTCGGAAATAAGTTCGGATACCAGACGCCGCAGATGCTCGTCATCACAGAACTCGGCAAGATTTGCATCGTGCTTGTCAGCACCCTCCAACTCTGTATCGGATTGCGGATTGAAATCAATCACCATACCGCCGTCTTCTGTTTCAATAACAACAGCGTCGGGATTGATAATGGCAATTTCAACTTCTTCTACAGCATCGGGGTCGAGTCCCTTCGGAATCTCCTCAACATTACTGAACGAGGGAGCCTGCGCTATAGATTTCTCAATTGCCATTATTCACCTCGGAAGAGCGACACAAACAATCCTCTGAACAATCTTCAGGGCAGTTTTCACAACCATCTTCAACACACGGGCAGCTTTCACCACATTCAGGCATTAATCACACTTTCTTTATGTTGGAGACATATTCAGCGGGCGGTTTTTGCGCGGTATCCACTGTCTGGCCTGCAACCGCATACCATTTGTTGCCTTTGGTCGCGGCACCAGAGCCCCTAACCTTAATATGTTCGCGGCCAGAAGGCTTGGGAATCGTTCTTGAAATAATCGGGTCTTGATGCATCTATAATCTCCTCCACCTGTTAAATATTGGCTGACTCATTGATACTGTCTTCTTCCTCATCCACAACAGGTTCATCTCCAAGAATGAACCCGTAAGAGTTGTTTCTGAGGAATGATCTGATTTCAGGTATAGGACGACTCCACGCCATATGACTTACGATACCGCCCCAGCCATAGGCCGATACCATGCTGGGGACACCAATCAATTCAAAAGTATCACGAGGCGAAGAAACAAAGAGGGCTCCTCCTGAATTTCCGAAAATAATAGGGGCTGTTGCCATCCATAGACGCTTTCCATTTTTATCCCGAGCAAAACCCGCAAGGAGTCCTTCTGTTGGAAAGGGAGGCTTCCCTAGCCCCGCTCCAACTGCAAAAACCTGCTGGAAAATCCATGGCCCGTCGTCTTTGTCTTCAGGATAAAGCTCCGCGACATATGGAAGGGCGCGCTCCTTATCCTGCACTTGCAAAAGCGCGAGATCAAGGTCTTTGTCCCAGGCCACAATTAGCGCTCGGCGACCTATCGTTCCAATTGCCTCTGAATAATTATTATAGTCCCACAAATCAATATGAACTGGCCGCCGAACTTCTTTTTCAATTTTCTCCTGTTTTTGAGAATCCCATTCATTCGTTATGTTTATACTTCCTCTGACAACATGCCAGTTCGTCAGAATTAGGGAAACCCATTCTTTATCGCGTCGGTCAGAATATATAACCGTTCCCGATCCAGTGGAGTTATCATTCCCCCGCACGAGAACAGTGGGATAAAGCATTTGTTCATGTTTTTGGCGCACATCCTGAGATGCTTCATATAAACCATCCGCCCACACAACAGGCGACAAAAAACATAAAAACCCAAAAACCGCTAAAAATTTCTTCATTTCCTAGCCACCATTTTCTGCCTCAGAAATTTCAAAAATTCGACCCCCATATCCATGTCGTGAAAAACTGTAATCAAACCAGGGTCATCATCTCCCCGCTCAGAATCAATAACAGTCATCACTGCCGGTGAAATATTCTGATTTCTTAATCCAAGTTGTTTCGCGTAATTATCATATATCTTGTAGGAAGCTATCCGTATCGCGTGGCTGATTAAGCCAGAGTTCGGTTGTTTCACAATCTGGTAACCACTGATATGGCGATGGCCGCTTATTACAATATGGTCATTAATCCCCATCAGAGCAGCTTTTGCAGGCCCGTGTGCGGGGTTCCATTGCGAGTGACCAGTCCAGTCATGCCGTGCATTAACCCTGACTTCCTTCTTATTGGGGAAAACCAGATTAATCCTCGCGCCGTGGGCCTGATAAACACCAGACTGATTGCGAACCATCCACTGGACGGGATCACCGTCACCAACCCAGAGGTCGTGGTTACCGCCAATAATATATAACCAGTCAATACTTGTTACCAGCCATTCCACCAAGCGCCATGTCTCCGCTTCGGTGGTTGTCTGATGTGCGTGAAGACGCGCCAAGCGGCCAACCCAGTGATTGGCTAAATCTCCAATATTGGCTCCGAACAATCCCTCTGTATTTTTTATTAAATCCACATGATGCTCAAGCGCATCTATCGACGTGCCTGGATCGTCAACATGGGGATCGCCCATGTGCAAAATTCCAATAGGGCCACCCAGCCGCACCCTGCACTTGATTAAAGACCGAGACTTTTCAGATGCCTCCATTCTTCTAAATTCAGCGCGGCGCTTGGCAAGTATGTCCTTTAAATCCGCCGTCTCGTCCATCAACTCGTCTTTGTTGATAAAAAACTCAGAACTCTGAGACATCTGCGGATCGGGAAAAGTGTCGCCTTCAAAACGGACTTTAAATTCGGCAAGACGGCGGCGCAAAGAACTTCTACTCAATCCCAACGCATCGGATGCAAGACTCTGGCTTCCGTGTTGCGCCTGTGCTTCCGCTGCAATCAGTAATTCTTCATCCGTGAATCGCGCCATGCAAGTCACCTCTTGTTGTTAATAATATTCGGCGTGGCGCGGCGTAAACTCCCCCTCCTCCTCATCCGATGGAATTTTGACAAAACCACCCTGTCTGAATCTCAGAAGCGCTTGCGTGCTACTATCAACGAGATCGTCATGTTCTCCGACCGGAAATGACGCGAACTCCTCGATAACCTCTTCCGCCCAGTGCTTGTTGGGAGCCCACACAATCCCAGATGCAAACAGATCACTTACAGCATTGACGCGGGCTATTTTGTCGTTTCCGCGCGAGGGTGTGAACTCACCCACCGGAATGCCCATTTGCCGCAACTCGAAAATCAACGGCGAGCCAGCAGCCTTTGCCTCAACAATACAGGCATCGGGTTCCCACTTAACATACATCTTATGCGCCACCGATTTAAGCTCTGGGAACTCCATCCTATCCTTGAAGGCATCCAAAAGGATGATGTTGACATTATCAACACCCGCATCATCCTCCCTGAGGAACACACCCCACGTTGTACAAGCCGAATAATCCGACCTTTCCGTTTTGAGAAACGCCGTATCCCACGATTGAATAATAAATTCACAAGAAGGAGGATCGTCCTCTTCCCATTTTCTCCACCAATCCCGCTTAATAAGCGCCTGCTCTTCAGCGGTGGGGTCTTGCTGATACTGAGCCGACCATTTTGCCGCAGGAAGCTCCGCTTTCAGCCGTTCAAGTTCTTCCTTGCTCCAGTATTCAGGCCATAATGAACTGCCGCTCGGTAAAATCGCCGGTAGCTGAATTATTTCCCATTCATCGCTGCC